GATCTTCTTCAGACGTTTCTTCTCCGTCATCAGAATCGCTGGATTCCCCAGCTGTCTCGCTATCTTGAGAACTTTCTCCTCCCAATTTTTTTTGGAGTTCGACATAGGCTTTCTCTAAATCTTCTGCGTTCTTATATTTACCTGCTAGTAACTGTTCCTGCTCGTTCTGCATCTCCTCACCAACTTTCAAAGACTCCTGTTCTGATTCGTTCAGGTTATCTTCAGTGGTGATGGTATCAGTACCAGCATCATACGTCATTGTTTCTGCCATTTATTCTTCAGGTGGTGGTTGTTGTTGTTCTAAGTTTCCAGCTAACGCATTATTTTTTGATGGGTCAGCTAAAGGAGAACTTGCCATTTGTCCAGCTTGATCTACTAGAGAAGATTGCATAGCTTGCTGTTGCTGTTGCTGCATCTCTTGTTCTATCTCTTCTTCAGTCTTGACAAGGTTTAATATGTCTATACCTTGTGCAGCTGCCAAACGTTTGATAGCTTCTGAAGCATTGAGGAATCTCATTAATGCTTCTGGACCAAGTGTTTGTGCAATGGTTCCTATAAATTGAGTAAGACTTTCTCTGTCTTGTCCTCTACCTAGAGCATTTACTCCAGCAACAATTGATGGACGTACTAAGTCTTTAGGTATGTTTGGTATCTCTTTACTACGTTGTAGTACTAAGAGAGTTCTATTTAGATATGGAATTAAGAATTCAATAGTTAGTAATGAGAAGATCCCACCCAACTGTTGCTCTAGTTCCATTTGTGTGAGGCGTACCTCTTCTGCAGTTGTACGTTCAGACTGTCTGATGTTTAGTTGCATAAACGCTTCACCTATTCTTCTCTCTAATCCTTGAGCCATGTTGGCTGCAGTTGAGAAGTCAGCAGTCTTGCCTACCTGTATAACAGCAACATCTTCAGGTCTCCCTTGTACGATTGCACCGTTACCAGCTTGAGCTATTGTCTTTGGTTTAGTAGTCGATGATGGACTTACAAGGAAGACGACTTTAGCAGCTGCTGCAGAGCCTTCTACTAGTGCCTGAGAGAGTCCTTCAAGTGACCTTAGATCACCTATGAATTCCTCAACTCTACCTCTACCATAATCTTCACCATCAACTGTATTAAATCGGAGTACTAGCCATGGACTTGCATTCTTTGGTGCGGTACTACGGCTATTAGGAAGTATGACATCATCAGCTTCTTGATACCAGACCCATCTACCACTCTTGCTATCCAATTTGACACAGGTGTATACCTCTACATCGTCTCCATCAGAGCCTGTCTTCTTACCCGCAACATCATTGGGGTGTGGTGTAGGCAGCTCTTCACCTAATACCTGACGACTAATTAGTTCCTTTGTAACTATTTCTAGGACGTTACCATTTCCATCTCTATTGACTACATATCTATTAAGTGGATAGTTCTTAAGACCATCCTTACCCATAAAGATTAAAGCATTACCACCTACAATTAGATGCTTAAGTGCTTGATGAATGACTACACGATCACTAGATGCTGCGATGTAATCCATAATCATTCTCTCCATCTTGGAGAATGAAAGATCTAATTCGCTTCTAACATCTGGTGGTAATTCTGTGCCAATCTTATCATCTCTAACTTGTAGCTTGAAGAATGTAGTGTTAGGAGGAAGTAACGCTAGCATTAATTTTGCTGCTAACGTTACTACTGCCTTTGCTCCTACACTCTGCCAAGGAGTAATTAAATTTCTATGGTTAGTTTTTATAGATAAATCATCTGAAATTAAATAAGGTAACGTGAGTTTTGAACATTCAACTGCAGTGTCCAGAAACTGAGAACGATCTGAAGTTAAATAGTTATATCTCTCACGTGCATTCATTAATTTAGTCCTCCTCCTGAACCTGTAGATCCTCCACCTGTATTTACATTGCTACCTAAATCGATACGTAATGCTCCTGTTCCTTGTGCTTGAGCGTTCTTTATTTTCTTACTTCTAGCTTGTCTAACAGCAGGGTTAACGTCTGACTGTAGAGGATCAGGTGCTTTAGGTGGTGTTGGTGCTGGAGGTGGCGGAGGTGGTGGCGGTGCTAGAGGTGGTGGTGGCGGTGGTGGCGGCGGTGTATAAGAACACATTAAATTTCTTCCTCCATAATTGAGTTGATATATTCAATGACGCTGGCTTGACCAGCTCGATACATAATTGTGTTGACGTCTTCTTTGGGATGGACTGGTTTCCATCCGAAGTTTTCCTCTAGTCTTGTTAGTAGCTTGTCTAACCTTTGGTTATGAAGCTTAAGAGTATTGAGGGAGATTTGTGTTTGCATGTTCGAAAAATGCTGGCATACGTGCTCTCCGTGTCTCAGAAAAGTTTGGTGCTTTACCTTGGTACATCAGGGAATCGCTAGCATCCAGCCAAAATTTTTTGTCCAAATATTTATCACTAGTATTTATACCTAGTGGTTGCATTATCCAATTAATAGTTGCCTTCCGAAGACGATCCAAAGAAACAGAAGGGTCATAACCCAGTTCCCTGCATACCAGAGAGTTCGTAGCAACATGAATTTGCTCATCTCTGGAAATGTCAGCCGATACTGTTCTGAGACCAGGATCGCCGCAAAAGCGAAAGAAAGGAAGTAGAACAAAAAATATAGCTCGTTCTGCAACGAGAGCTTTGACCAGAGTGTGATCAGGGTGTGAAATCCAGGCATCTCTTAATTTAATTGCTTCTTTTTCTGCATTTTCATCTGCGCCTATGGCATTTACTACGTAGCCGAGAGCGAGATCATGCTTTATTTCGTCTTTTACATTTGATTCGAGGAGTTTCCGTGCACTAGCAGGTACGTCTTTCTCAAGAGCGTCGGTGATAAAATCCCCAACTGGTAGCTCCATGTGACGTATTGCCAAAGCCCTGTAGATGGTCTCTTCAGCTCCTTCTCTAAGTTTTCCTCTTGTTGTCTGGACAGGAGTCCAGGTTCTTTTACGGTTAAGTAATTTCTCATATGGGTTCATTCTTGACAATCACACGCGGGTTGACTAAGTATCCCCTCCAAATAATCTTCGACTTCACGTTGATCTAAAGCTGCATACGCATCACTCTTATCTTGTACGTCTCCCATCACTTGAAGTGAATAATATAAAGATGTCTGGGGACTATCTAGCCACTCTTGCACGAATTTATTGTCGTAGGTTACAACATCACTCCAAGAGTTGAAACTGTATCCATGAAGAAGCCCAGTGAAATTAAGCATATACATGATCTGATCAGCTACTTTCTTGTAAGCATCCCAACCAACTTCTGACGCTATTTCTACATCGCCATAGTCATATTGTTGTACACCAAAAGTACCTGAATCTCTATCAATTTTTCTGCTTATAGGTGGTGCTATTTCAGGAGTAGAAGTGAATCCTTCTCTATCCTTACTTCTATATGAGCAAGAAGCAGTGGGAGCTATAGCAAAAGCTCTCACCATATTATTAGTTCTTGCTATTTGTGCGGCTGCTTGTATGCCTCTAAATAATTCAGTAGCTATTAGTCCAGCTCTACCTAATCCTGGTATCCCATCATTAGTAGCTTGTAATGCTTCACCAAATTCTTTATAGGTTACGTTGTTTCGTCTGAGGAGGTTGGATAAGCCAAGCATTCCGAGCCCGACTTGCCTATCGATGTCCGAGGATAAGTACTCTCTAGACCCTCCAACACCTGTTCGGCCATGGAGATCGCACAACTCGGACATACCTTGAGTGAAAGCCGATTGTATGTCGCCGATTCGACAGGCAGCGAGATTGACATGCTGGAGCAAGCATGTTCCTCGTGACGGCAGGTATACTTCAAGACAGACATTCCCATAGATACGTTTCCCATTAGAGTCATGTTTTATTTTGTTGAGCCAGATATCGCCGGATCTAATTCCGTAGATGATGGCAGCTTTAACTGTGGGGTTGGCGGCGTCCCAACTTTCTTGATCAAGGTTGACGCATCTTTTGATCCAAGGAAGTTCAGACCTGGGAGTCGTAACGAAGTCAACAACATCCCTATGGGTAATATCAAGATGTGCAACAACAGCACCATTTTTGTAATGTCCGCCGCGCCTGAGAGTTTCATTTAATGTTGAATAAATTTTTGCAAATGACACTGGACCTGACGCTGTCAGTCCTCTTCCATTCTCTGTACCTTTAGGTCTTAATTTAGATAAATGGATTGCACATCCTGCTCCGTGTCTCAAAGCAAAAGATGCAAATCTCCAGCTAGCTTCTATTCCTTCTGGTCCTTCCATCGAATCTTCGACGACGAACACAGTACAGCTCACTGGAAGTCTTGATTCTGGGTTATCCAACCATGATTGGACCCGACCAGTACGGGATATAAGTTCAGGCATTAGACAAGATCTGTAAGTGTTGGTGGTTTATAGTTATTGCCTTTTAAAACTTTTCCATCTTCTCGAAGTATGGGTTTACCATCTTCTCCTAGCTTGGACATATTACTTTCATGGACTCGACGTAAGGCTTCGTCTAAGTCCCATCCCATATTCTCTGCATATTGATAACATACGTAGATCAGGTCTGATAATTCTTTTAAACAATCAGCTGTTAATTCAACGTTCTCACGAAAGAGCATATTTTCAGCATCTAAGAACTCCTTAAATTCTTCAACGATCAAATTCCGCTGCATCGTGCGGGAGGTCAAAGTCTTTGAGTTCTGAATGTTGTATGCGTTTCTGAATTCCCTCGCGAGATCTATGTTCAAACTCATTTTCTAAATAGTGGATGGCTTTTTGTATGTCGTCTAGAGCATCGCCTTTATGACCTGCTCTACAGACGTATTTGATTACATTTCCGAGGTGATAATTTAAACCTTGATCTCTAATGAAATCCCATGGTTGTATCTCTCCTCTTTGGTAGTGATCTGGACCTTTAATCTTTAACTTCATAATCCTTTGCAGGTGTCCATAGGATCGGTTTTTGTTTCTCGTAATCCCAATCATCTGTGGTTAGGATTCTTGCGAGTCTTGCATTAGCTAGAGCTTCATCTTCATCTAGACCTTTCTCTGCGAAAGCTTCTAGTGCAGTTTTCCAGCTCCAACCTTTCTCTTCAAATAGAACAGTAGCCCTCTTCACTCCAATACCAGGTACACCTGAATATCCATCAGTGTTATCTCCTGCCATTGTTTGAATTAGATGCCATTTAGCGCCAGCTTCAGAAGTGATGAGTGTGCTACTTTCCATGTCAAATAGTTGGCCAGGTATTTGTCTCATGTCCTTATCTGGACTGCAAATAATATTCCCTGGATTTTTTGTTGCATATATACCCATTGAGTCATCTGCCTCAAGGGTTGGCATGACTATTACTTCGAACTCAGTCTTGAGTGCGTTAATAACACGCCTATATCCGCAGGGTTTCTTACGATTTCGGTGACCTTTATAGTCTTCCTTGATTGACTTACGGAAATTAATACTGTCACTAAAGAACAGAATAAGATCAGTAAAATCTCCAAACTTGTTAGATATACGTTTAAGTTCTCGTTTAACGCAAGCGTGGGCTTCGGAGAATAAGGAGGTAACGACGATAAGGTCTTCACCAAAGTCGATTTCAGTTTCTGCTGCTGCACAACATTTATAGACAATGAAGTCAGCATCAATTAATAATTTCATATAGTTAGTGGACTTCCGCCCAATTCATCCCTGCCTTCGACTCTGCAGCGATGGGTATTCTAAGGTTGTAATATTCCCCAGCTTGTACAGCAGACAACTCAAGTAAAAACTTTAAGTCCTCCACATTTTTTTCTTCGCATTCGTACTGAAGCTCATCATGAACGAATGCAACTTGGTGAGAATTTTTTGGTAAATTTTTATGGGCTATAACCAGCCATCTCTTTGCGATGATCGCCGCTGATCCTTGTAAGAGGTAATTGAGGGACTTATGTCGCGAGTCAACGATGATACGACGGTGGTCGAGTCCATGAACATAACCCCTCTCACTAGCTTTGTGTACTGCCTCCAGTAATTCCTTAAGACCTGGAATGGCATCGATATAAGCTTTACGAATTTCTTTTCCTTTCTTCTTTGCTTTGTTTTCTGGTAGTTGTTTGTCATAACTTAGTCCTATTTTCTGATCGCCTGCTCCATAAAGAAAGGCATATGTGACGGTCTTAACTAACTTCCTAGAAATACCTATCTTGTCAGCATTTTCTTGATGGATGTCTCCATTGAGAAGCACTTCTGCATATCTCCCACCGTCATATCGTGCGAGATAGTGAGCAAGCATACGTAACTCAATCCCGCTAAGGTCAGCACCGACCATTCGTAAGCCTGGACTAGCAGTAAATAAACGTCTAAATCTTTCATCACTTGGCACTTGACTTAAATTTGGTCGCCGATGACTACATCGGAATGTCGATGTGGCTACTGAACAGTGGTGGTGAATCCTAGACTTCGTAACTAACTTGTTCCATGCGTTCACGCCTTGCGAGATCATTCCAAGTTTCTTT